GCGCCTGATCAGGCGACGCTCACGGCAACGGTTCGAGTAGCCGAAGCGCCAGTTGCGTCTCGCCATGTAGCCAGCTGGCCACGCGTTCCACGTTGACGCTGGCGGCACTTCGATCTGCTTCTCAGCCTCGAGCGACTTCGCGAGTTCTGCGCGTTGCGCTGCGAGCTGAGCCTTCAATTCGTTCTTCTGATTCATTGTCATGAGTGTAAGATCGCACAGAGTAGAAAAGTGTCAAAAACTATTTTCAACTATTTTTTGCCTGATCTTGAGCGATGCCGATCTGCCTGCACTTGGCAGTCCAAGCGGCGTCAGTCGCCTCTTTGAGAAAGCCGAGTCGCACGAGAAAGCCGAGCTGCGCGTTGCGAGCGCCTCTGCAGAGCTTCTCAGCCTTGCCTGTGTGCTCGTTGATGGCGTTGCTGCCTGTTGAGTGACAGATGCGCGACGCTTCACTGAAGGCACTGTCTTCGAGCATCGGCACGAGATCAGCGTGCTCAGAGCCTTCGCGCCAAGGGCACGTTGCGCACATGCGCTTCTGCACTGGCATCTGCTTGCTCATGATTGCCACCTTTGCCCGCGCATGGCGCGCTTGAGATTGTCGAGCGTTTTGCGATCGCGCTCGGCGAGCATCTCTTTCTTGCGGCGCTCGATCTCGGCAAGTGCGAGTTCTTCAATATCGTCCTCGCCGCCTTCATTCGCTGCACTGACTTTCGTCCAAAGTTCGTCAACTGTGAGGTCAGAGTTTTCGAACTCCATGACGTTGCGACCGTCTTTGTCGTCGCCGTATTTATTAAAACGATTCATTGTCATGAGTGTAAGATCACACATGTATTAAAGTGCGCAAGCAAAAATATCACTTTTTTTCACTTTTTTTCGTCTCTGGCAGAACGCTCAAAATCAACGATTTACGCTGCTGGCGTCGCCATTCGTGATCGTTGAGCCGTTTCTGAATGAAACGATCAAAGCGCTCGCGATAAAGTTTGCTTTTGAATGTGGCGTCGCTCACACCTTGCTGGCAGCACGGGCAGATCGCATACTCGGCAGAGCCGAACACGATCTTGATCTCAGTCGACGTGCGAATGCGCTGCTGATCGTAGAGCTGCTTGCACACGCTGCATTTGAGCGCCGCGATCTGTCGCAGCTGCGGCTGCTGCTGGAGCGAGCTTGTGAGTGAAAGTCGCATGCCGCTCATCTGTTCTCGCCTCTGCGCTCGCAATCTGAGCAGAACGTATGCCCGGGAAAGTTGCGTTCTTGTTCGCGACGCCAACCGCGCAGACGACGCCCGCAAAAAGAGCATCTCAGTTCTTCATCACGATGAGTTTCGTGCTGTTGCGTGTCGTCTTGTTGTTGATTCGTTTCGTTCGTCATGCACTATTTTGACACATGTAGAAAAGTAGTCAAACTCTTTTTCAATCTTTTTTTCTTGCTCTTTTTCGCCTCTGATTTAATCATTCACTTCAAGCAAGGTTAAGGCCGCGACGCCGCTGCTCAAGCTACCAAGTTGCGGCATGCTCGTCATGCCGTCGCGAGGCGCTCAGAGGACGGCGTCGCTCTTTTCGTTGCGTTCTCGACTTCACGGCTCTATTCTCTGAATCGCCATGAAAACGAGCGCATCTCTGCGCAACTGGCGCAGCCGCCAATCGCGCGGCGCGATAATGAAGCCGAGCACATTCGCCAAGATCGCACGCGCAGGCGGCGGCGGCGCTAAAGGTCAACGCATCGCTGGCGCTGCCTACTGGAACGCCGCGCGCGCCAAGTTCAGAAAGCGACGATGATCTTGCTCAAGCTTATCGCAGCAGGTCTGATCTCGTGGCTCGTGCTCATCGCCGTCTGGTCATGGGCAGCGCGGCACACCGAAGACAATCACCCATGACAACGCTGCTGCTCGCACAGCTCGTCGTCGCCGCTGATCTCAAGCAGCTGATCAGTCAGACTTTCTTTCGTGCTTACTATTCTCACGTCAATGGCATGAGCCTCGACGAACTGCTGATCGACTACGACATCGAGGCGGCAGGCACTACTCATCTCAGCAGCGCCATTGCTAATGCAACCCGCACAACAATCAAGGCAGCTGTTATGGCTGTCGATCGCGGCGTGCCGTATCAAGACGCGCATGATTATCTCATGAGCAACCTCGAGAAACGCATCAGCAAATTCCTACAGAAAGAGCCGCCACAACATGCCATGGGTGCGCACAAATAGACGCAACAACAGAGGTCAACGTCTCTATCGTTCGCCCTCCGGTAAGCTCTGGACAAAGAGATCGATCGCTGCTTACAAGGCAACGAAAGGATTTAGCCGCCCAGTTCGCGCGCGAAGACGTTGACGCACTACTGAAAACGATCAGCCTGCCACTGTTAAGTTTTAGCAAAAAATTTCCAAAGCGCGCGTGCAGAGACGCCCCAAATATTTTTAGTTTTTCAACGTAAAAAGGCATCGATGGCAGACGAGCGCAAAGTCACCCAGCCTGAGATCGCCGATCTGATCGATGTAAGTGAACGAGAGATCATTCGCCTGACGCAGCTCGGCATTCTCGTTCGCGGCGCAGAGAAGCGAGGTGGTCGCGCTCGTGTCGTTTACAATGAACGCCTCTGCGTTCGAGCCTATGTGCGCTATTTGCGCAAGCCTGCCGACGACGCGAAAGATTCTTTCATGCGCGAGAAAGCTGAGACGCAGCGGCTGATTCGCGCGCAGAAAGAGCTTGAACTCGGCGTCGCCACAGGCGCGCTGATACCGAAAGAGCGCGTGCTCAGAGTTGTTGGCGGTCTGATCTCGACGATGAAAAATCATGTCTTGGCGATCGCGTCGCGTTGCAGCCGCTTGTTGTTAGGCTTGACGACTGTCGCCGAGATTCACACGCTGTTGACGAAGTATCTCGAGCTGGCGTTGCGCGAGATGTCTGACTTTGACGATGGTGAACTCACGAACACGCAGAAGCAAGGCAAGAACGGCGAGCGCAAACGGCGCAAAGCAAAAGCTCGACGCTGAAAGCAGAGCGCTGTGCCGCGAGCTACGCGCGTTCGCACGACCGCCGTCACACTTGTCACTGAGCGAATGGGCTGACAAGTATCGCGTCTTATCAAGCGAATCGAGCGCCGAGCCGGGCGCATGGGTCACTGATAAAGCGCCTTACGAAAAAGCGATCATGGACAGCATCAGCGACCCGTTCGTGCCGCGCGTAGTTGTGCAGAAAGGCGCGCAGCTCGGCATCACTGACGCCGCGATATTGAATGCAATCGGCTACTTCATAGACGAAGACCCGTGCCCGATTCTTGTTGTGCAGCCGACAATCGAGATGGCCGAAGCGTTTAGCACTGACAGGCTCGCGCCGATGATTCGCGACATGCCGCGCTTGAAAGCGCTCGTTGCAGACCCGCGAGCGCGTGACGCGCACAACACGCTGCGCAGAAAAAGTTTCAAAGGCGGTTACCTCGCCATCGGCGGCGCGAACTCTGCGGCGAGCCTGAGCGGGCGACCCGTGCGCGTCGTGCTGCTCGATGATGTTGATCGCTACCCGCCGAGCGCTTCAGGCGAAGGCAGCCCGCTGCAATTATCGATTGCGCGCACATCAGGCTTTTGGAATCGCAAAGCCGTGATCATCAGCAGTCCCGGCATCGAAGGCGTGAGTCACATCGAGCGCGAGATGTTGCAGTCGACGTGTGAGCACTGGTATCTGCCATGTCCGAGCTGTGGCGCGATGCAGATTCTGATGTTCGAGCGCATCGATTTTAATGATCTGACGCACTCGTGCTTCGCCTGTGACGCGCGCTCGTTGAAATATCGCTGGCTCGCTGGCAGAGGCGAGTTCAGAGCGCATCGACCATTCGACGATCACGGCAACAAAGTGACGACACGCGGCTTCTACGTGAGCGGTCTCTACAATCCTTGGCTCGACTGGGACATTCTGCGTGACGAGTTTGTGCGCGCCGCTCGCGCCAACGCAGAAGGCGACGTTGAATTGTTAAAATCGTTCAATAATACGAGGTTGGGCTTGCTGCACAAAGAACAAGGGCAGCGTGTCGACATCGATCTCTACAAGCACAGGCGCGAAGTTTACTCGGCGCAAGTGCCTGATGGCGTCGTCGTGGTCACAGCTGGCGTTGATGTTGGCGAGCGCATGATCAACTACGAGATCGTCGGCTGGGGAAAAGGCAACGAAAGTTGGGCCCTTGAATATGGAATCCTCGACGGCGACCCGCGTGAACAAGACGTGTGGGACTTGTTAGACGAAGCAGTCTACAATCGCGTGCTCACGACGAGCGACGGCAAACTGATGCGTTGCAAGCGAATCGCCGTCGATTCGAACTATGCGTCAGATTTTGTCTACCATTACACGAAGCCGCGACAGCCGCGCTGTGTGTCGACTCGAGGCGACGGCGGTCTCGGCAAGCCGCTCATCAGAGGCGCAGGCACGCTGACAAAAGGCAATCGTGCGCGCCTAATCACGTTCGGCGTCGACACTGGCAAAGAAGAGATCACCAATCGTCTGCGTGTGAGCGTTGTCGGCGCGGGCTTCTGCCATTTTCCGAAGCTTGCCAACGGCGAACCGGCAGGCGGCTATGACGAAGAATACTTCAAAGGGCTGACTGCTGAGTCGCGCATCATCAAGCACAAGCACGGGTTCAAGACCTACATCTGGATCAAGCGCGCAAGCCAGCGCAACGAACCTTTCGACTGCAGAGTTTACGCGCTCGGCGCGTCGCGCCTGCCGTTCTCAGGCATCAATCTCGACGGCAAGCGCGACGAGTTCGTGCCGACTGATCAAGAGAAGCAGATCGCGTCGACGTTCGGCGCGCGGCTGCTGCAGACTGACATCATGCGCGAAGCGCCACCTCTTGCGAAGTCTAAGCCAGCGACGCCGATCAAGTTCGGCGCGTCGAATAAGCCGATCTTTTGACGCGCCGAAGCGTTGAACTTCGACGCATCAAACCTCGCCACGCCATGCCCCGCCAGACCCGACCGTGCCTTGCCCGACCAAGCCACGCCTTGCCAGACCGGGCCTCGCCATGCCTCGCCCCGCCGCAAATTGTAAAGCCTTGCCGAGCCTTGCCTCGCCTTGCCCTACCTCGCCGCGCCCTACCATGCCGAGCCGAGCCGCGCCAGAATAAAAAAATCCATGCCTCGCCATGCCCCGCCGGGCCCCGCCGGACCTAGCCATGCCCAGCCTTGCCAGAAAAAAACCTCGCCTCGCCTCGCCATGCCATGCCATGCCTCGCCCGACCCAGCCAAGAAAATTTTAGGCAGCGCGTCGTCGTCGTTTCTCCTTCCATAAATCCACCAATCGATCCATTGCAGTGTGAAAGCTGTCAAACTCTGGCACGATGTCAGCCTCAAGCAGCGCAATCAGCTGATTAACATGAAACGTCGGTTGCTGCCCACTCCAGCGCTCGTTAAGCTTGACTTGAGCTTCGTTGAGCTTCGTCTGCGGTTCGATGTAAGGAGCTAACCCGCGCTTGATGACGATGTGCTCGCCAGTGCGCTTGCGCACGAGTTCGCCAGTCCATTCGTCAATGCGTTCAACTGGGATGCGCACTATCTCGGCAATCTCGACTTTCTTCAGTCCGAGCGTTGTGAGCTTTGCGACTGCTCGACGGCGATCATACGGGTCAAGCGACCGTCCGTGCTGTGAATTGAGCCGCACAGCGTCAGCAAACATCTCGGCATCGTTGTGATAGCTTCGCGCTTCGACTTCAATCTCTGCAATACCTGCTTTTCGATATGCTCGCGAACGATGAATGCCGTCGACAATGCGCTTGCTTTTTCGCTCGATGACAATCGGCGGCAACGGATCGCCGCGCACAATCGCATCTGCCAGTGAGCCAATGTGTGATGAACTCACATCGTTTCGCGGATACAACTCAAAATCCTCAACCAACTCGATCAACTTAGTTTTCAATTTCATTTGTTTATTTTCCTTTCGTTGTTTTTTACCACGCCTTGCCTCGCCGCGCCCTACCATGCCACGCCCTGCCTGAGTCGTGAAAGATTGCCATGCCTTGCCTCGCCGAGCCACGCCCAGCCAGACCGAGCCGGGCCTTGCCTAGCCTGTCCCTGCCCTGCTGCGCCTGAGTCATTAAAAAGATTGCCATGCCTTGCCTCGCCACGCCCTGCCAAGCCTCGCCGGGCCTCACCGTGCCCGGCCATGCCTGTAAAAAAAAGTTAATCATTCAACAACCAAAAATCTGCCAAACCAACCGCTTTTTTCGGGGCGATAATCGCCGATGCCAAGTCGAGACCCAGCATCGCCCAACACATCGGCGAAGAGCTTTTTAATTACTGCTGGATTGCCCGGCAGCAGCGCGTCGTCATAAACGAGGTCAACTGTCAGCTCCCAATTTGGGAATCTCGGGCGATTGCGTGTGACGCCGTTGCGCTGAATAACTGCTCGACGAGCGTCAATCTCGTAAGTCTTGACAGGCTTTTTGCCATTTCGGATTGCGCAGAACTCTGGCTCGCTTCGAATATGAGCAATGCTGCCTTTGAGCGTGCCGCGTTTCTTGCCAGTCGGCGATGCCCATGAGCTTGCTGCTGTGATCAGCGCTTTGCGAATGCCATTGCTTGGGAAACAGAACTCGCCATCAACGACGTAGAGTCTGCCGAACGCTTCCTCTTCTGGCGATTGAAGCGTGATGCCGCCTTTCTTTGGCGCAACTGCGCCACTTGGTTTCATGCTTGTCGGATTATTGCAGAGCAGCGGGCTGATGCCTTTGATCGTGATTGATATAGTTTTCTCCATAGACACGTTCTAGCCTTTTCTAATTGTCATGCAAGTAGAAAAAGAGAAAAAGTTCTAAGGGGAACATCCTTGCCATGCCTCACCTTGCCTTGCCGAGCCCTGTCGCGCCCTGCCGAGCCATGCCATGCCAAGCCCTGAAAAGTCTGAAAAAAACCTTGCCATGCCTCGCCTCGCCCGGCCCGGCCATACCAGACCTCGCCTCGCCAGACCGCGCCGCAAATTGTAGAAAACCTTGCCTCTCGCCATGCCTTGCCCAGCCATGCCCAGCCGCGCCAAACCGGGCCGCGCCGAGCCATGCTTATTATCGAGTAAACTTGCACACGTAGAAAAGTGCGCAAGTGAATTTGTCTCTATTGCGAACCGCCCGCTCTACTAACAGACTGCGACTGCGCCCAGTTGCAGAGAACATTTGCAGCGACGCGCGTTCGATAAACTTCGCCGCCGCTCTGTTGTTCGGCTCGCACGAGTTCTTCAGCAACGGAACGAGGCAGCATGCACTGAAGGCGAAATTCCCCAAGTTTAGGTCGTCCGATCTTGCGTGCCGCTGGCATCACAAACGCAGCAAGCGTCTTTGTTTTAGGCGATGACTTCAACATCGCTTGATTGAATAACGTATTAAGATTGCAAGCGCAAGAGATTTTCTGATCAGAAAGTAAGCATCTTCTCTCCACGTATTGACAAGAAAGCCGACGACTTTCACTCTCAGCGTTAATGTCGCAAGCCGCAGTGATAGCGCCGCGTGATAGCGCAACGCCGCCTCTACCTCTCGTGCCGTTCACTTGTCCATGGGCACAAGACGGCTTGCTGCGCGCGATCGACGGCATGGGCAACGCCAGCGCAGGCGTGAGCGAATATCACATCGGCAGTCGCGGCTTGAAGTATATCGACCCGGGCAAACAGATTGGTTCTGTCGGCTGGTGGAACGAGATGGTGAAACTTTTCTGCGGCATCGACGCTGCGCTGCCTGATAACGTCACCGGACGCGACACAGCGTTCAGAGTCATCCCTAGAGACGTATGAGATGAACGCAACGCTCAACGGACATGTGAAACGCCTCGCGCAAGGCACGCTGCTTGATTCGCGCGGCGAGATCGTGCCAAGCCCAAGCCGTGAGATCAGCGCCAGCTTCATGACAGCAGGGCAGTCATTCTTTCCCGGCACGAGCGGCACAGGCTACGGCAACTACGGAGCGAACTTGTCGAAGAACTCACTCGTCGGTTGGCTGTGGCGCGGTGGCGACGCTGATCTCGACATTGGCATCAACGCGCAGATTCTGCGCGAGCGATCGCGTGACGCCTTCATGGGTGTTCCGCTTGCGAGCGCAGCGATTGAGACATTCGACACGAATGTTATCGGTGAAGGCTTGTTTCCTGCGCCGAACATCGACGGCGAAGCGCTCGGCTTAGATGATCAAGAAACATCTGATCTGAACAAAGAGATCGCCGACAAGTTTGAATGGTGGGCAGGCGACGCTCGCGAGTGCGACTGGGAGATGAAGCACTCGTTCTACACGCTGCAGCACGTCGCCTATCAATCGATGCTGCTCTCTGGCGACTGCCCTGTGCTGCTGCCGCTCAAGGCGCGCAAAGGCGGCTTGTTCGAGCTGAAGCTGCGCGTGCTCGAGAGCGATCGAATCATGAACCCGTTGCAATACACGGCGGCAGACCCGAACATCAACATCTTCTCAGGCGTCGAGCTGAACATCGACGGCGAGCTGCAGGCTTATCACATCGCAGATCGTCACCCGCTGGCGACGAGCCTCGCACGCTATCGCGCGCCGATCATGAAGACGATTCGCGTTGAGCCGTTCGGCGCGCTGACTGGCAGGCGCAACATGATCTTGCTGATCAAGCCTGAGCGACCTGAGCAACGTCGCGGCGTGCCGATTCTGGCAGTCTGCCTCGAGCTACTCAAGCAGCACGGACGCTACATCGACAGCACAGTCGTCGGCGCTGTGATTCAGAGTTATTTCACGGCATTTATTGAAAGTGAATTTCCTGACCCGACGATCTTCGACTCGCTGCTCACTGATCAGCAGAAGGCAGAGATTCTGAATCTCAACGCCTACAACGTGCAGCTCGGCCCCGGCATCGTGAACTTCATGCGCCCGGGTCACAAGGTGAACTTCGCCAACCCGACGCAGCCGATGTCAACGTTCGGCGACTTCACGATCTCAGTCGCGAAGTTCGTCGGCGCAGCTGTTGGCATCCCGTTTGAAGTGCTGCTGAAAAGTTTCAACGCCAGCTACAGCGCGAGCCGTGGCGCGTTGCTCGATTTTTGGAAGCGCGTGCGAAAGCATCGCGCGCTCGTCGTCGATCAGCTTTGTCAGCCCATCTACGAGGAATGGCTCGCCGATGCTATTGCGCTTGGTAGGATCGAGCTATTCCCGGGCGGCTTTGATGATCCTTATGTGCGGCGCGCGATGCTTCGCTGCATCTGGAGCGGCGCGAGTGCAGGCAGTCTTGACCCGCTGAAGGAAGTCGGCGCAGCCGACATGAAAGTGAAGTGCGGCTTCTCGACGATCGAACGCGAGAGCGTCGAGATGAACGGCTCGAACTATCGCGACAACATTCGGCAGCAATCGAGCGAGCTGAAAGAGTTCACTGATGCCGATCTGATCTTTCCGCCATATCGCCCGACGCAACTGACGAGCTTGCTCGGCCCGCCGAAGAGCGATCCACAGCTGCCAAAAGGCGTGCCACCGGGAGCGCTGCCTGCGCCAAAGAAACAAGCGCCGCCAAAGAAACAAGCGCCGCCAAAGTCGCGGCTGCTGCTCTCAGCAGTCGAACTTGCCAGCGGCACAAGCGGAATGTTCAGACGATGAACGAACCCTTCTATCGCTTCAGAGCAGCGGCAGGCAATGACGAGCCGACGACTGCAGAGTTGCTGATCTTTGACGCCATCGGCAACTGGACTGACATGGGCGAAGTCAGCGCGAAGTCATTCGCTGCCGATCTCGCCAAGCTGCCAACGAGCGTCAAACGCCTCGACATTCACATCAATTCGCCCGGCGGCTCAGTGGCAGAAGCACAAGGCATCTACTCGCGGCTCGCTGATCATCGCAGCGACAAGCACGTCTACATCGACGGCATCGCTGCAAGCGCAGCGTCACTGATCGCGATGGTCGGCCATAAAATCTACATGCGCGCGAACGCGAACATGATGATTCACAACCCGATGGGCATCGCCATGGGTGACGAAGACGAGATGGACAAGATGAAGGCGGCGCTCGCGTCGATCAAAGAGACAATGATCAACGTCTATGCGCGCAAGACAAAGCTTGAGCGCAGCGAACTGAGCGATCTGCTCAACGCTGAGACGTGGCTCACGCCACAGCAGGCAGTCGACAAAGGCTTCGCTGATGAAGTGCGCGGCGTCGTCAAGGCAGCTGCCAGTCTCGGCGACAAGCGCGTGATCATCAACGGTCTCACTTTCGATCTGTCAAAGTTCAACTACCACAACGTCCCGGCGTTCGAAGACGCCTCAACAACAGAAAAACCTATGAGCAAACCCAAAGCATCAACAGAGCACGAAGAGTCTGAGAACGACAAAGACAAGAACAAAGAGAAAAAAGAGACGCCAGCCGCGCCGCCACCGCCAGCGAACGAGCCAGCAGCGCCGCCAGTGGCAGCAACTGCAGCGGCAGAGGCTGACTACGACAAGGGTGTGAAAGCCGAGCGCGATCGCGTGCAAGCACTGCAGAAGCTCGACAGAGCTGCGACTCACGACATCGTCGTGAAGGCGATCAGCGAAGGCAAGCAGCCGAGCGACATCTTCGAAGCGTGCCTTGAGGCCATGGACAAGGCTCAGGCGCAATCGAATCGCCGAACTGACGCCAGCGCTTTGTCACACATCCCGCCGAGCGACGGCGCTGATGACAACAACAGCTTCGGCACGGTCTTGAAAAAGAAAGTCCAAGCACGCCTGCAAGCTCGCGGTGGCACAAGGCGCATCACACACAGCCGCAACTGAAAAAAGTAGCCGCAACAATCAAACCTAAGGAACAAAAAAATGATCAGTCCAAACACGTTTAAGCCAGTTAATCTGCTCAGTCACGACGACGAGCCGGGTTGGAAACTCGGACGCTTCGTCTTCACTGATGCAGGCGCAATCACTCTTGCGACGATGCAACCGGGCTATCTCGTCAAGTTCAACGCCACAGCTGACGGCGTGCTCGGCGCAGTCGCAGCCGATGACGCTGCGCTCGCTGGCGTGATCGTCGATCTCGGCGACCCGAACGCGAACCCGACAGACACGACAGTTGCTGTCGCGCTCTCTGGCTCGTTTGACAAGCGCAGCGTGAAATATGCTGACGGCACATTGCCGATCAGCGCAGCTGGCATCGTGCAATTGCGTGACAAGCAAATCTTTCTCGATGATACAACGCCGACGGGCGCTTTCATTCCGTAACAACAAACGTCAACCAACCGAAAAAGGAAAACAAAACCATGCCACTAAACCCAGCCTATGAGACAAAGACGCTGCTCGCCCCTTTTGATGAGGGCCCGCTCGTCCACACGTTCTTGCGCGACACTTTCTTTGGTGATCGCCAATACCCGCCGACCTCGCTGATCGAGTTCGACTTCAGACGTGGTCGCCGGAAAATGGCTCCGTTCGTCGCGCCGCTCATCGGCGGCAAGCTCATGGAGCGTCAAGGCTTCGAGACGCGCTTTTTCAGAGCGCCGCGAATCGCGCCTGTGCGCGGCTTGCGAACGCCTGACCTCGAATCGCGCTTGATGGGCGAGAACATCTACTCGGCGCGCTCGCCTGCAGATCGCGCAGCTGAGTTACTGGCTGAAGATGCCATCTACTGCGACGACGCGATCACGCGGCGCGAAGAGTGGATGTGCCGCAACGTTCTCGTCAACGGCAAGATCACAGTCGTCGCCGACACGGGCTATCAGATGGTGATCGACTTCACTCAGACGAGCGGCGCAGCCGCAGTGAACCACGATATTCCCGCCGTCAAGTGGGACGTGGCGAGCGGCAGTGATCCTCTTGCTGATCTCGAGGCGTCGCGGCTAAACACGATCAAGGCGAGCGGCGTCTCGCCGAATGTTGTGCTCATGGGCGCGAACGCCGCAAAGGTGTTCATTCGCAACCCACAAGTCGCAGCGTTACTCGACAAGATGCGCTACACGATCGCGACAGTTGAGCCGATCATTCAAGACCCAGCTGTCGTGCGAATCGGCAAAGTGCCCGGCATGGAGATTTACGAATATGCTGAATACTTCGAAGACGACACCGGGACTCTGTTCCCGATGTTGCCTGACAACTTCGTGATGCTGCTCAGCACGACTGTGCCGAACAAGATCGTCTATGGCGCATTCACACAGCTCGAAGACGCGAAAGCGCAGCGCTTCGTGACTTACCAAGAGTCGCGCATTCCGTTCATCTATGGCGACGAAGAGGACGGCCAGTTGTGGTACCGGCTGACGAGCTGCCCGTTGCCGATGCCTTACGACATCATGGGCTTCAGAATCATCGAGGCTCTGGCGCTTACGTTCCCTGCTATGGCGCAAGTTGAAGGCGAAGCAAAGCTCAACCCGCTCACAGGCGAGAAACTGAGCAAAGAGGACGCCGAGAAAGCTGATGCCGAAGCGAAAGAAAAAGCCAAAGGCAACCCGGGTGAAAACTACGATTCGCTTACTGTGCCTGAGCTTCGTGATCTTTGCCGAGAGCGCGGCATCGAGTTTCACTCTGATGCTCGCAAAGATGATCTGATCGCGTTGCTGAAGAAAGCCGACAAATAGAAAGAGTGCGCCGTGAGTTTGAGAGAGCAATTTGCGCCTGATCTCGACAGGTTCTTTGTGAACCCTGACGAGTTCGCTACGTGGCGCGAATTTCGAATCAACGACGGATTCGGCAGCTTCAAAGTCTTCATGGCGAAAGTCGTGTGGGACACCGAGATGGCGAAGCAGATGCCGCTTGTGAAGATTCACGGCGTCTACATGGGCGATGTCGTTTGCTTCATCGCTCATAGCTATCTCCCACGAATGCCAGTCGCGGGCGAGCTGATCTACTCGCCTGCGAACTCGCCGTGGGAAGTCATGGACATTACTGACGAAGAGAGCTGCTACAGAATCATGCTCGGCGCTTACAGATCGACGCCCGGCAAATACGGGAGCAACTGATGCCTGTCGAGATTAAAATTGACTCGAGCCAGATCATGAAGATGCTGCAAACACTCAGCCACATCAAGAACGGCGTGCCGCGCGCGCTCGTGCCTGCGATCAATCGCGCGCTCTCGAGTGGGCAGACAACGATCAAGCGCGAGATTCGCAAAGAGTATCTGATCAAGGCGAAGGACATTCCGACGAAGCTGCATCGCGCAAGCTACGCAGCGATAGGTGGCGAGATTCGCATCGATCAAGGCATGCTCGACGCGACGAAGTTCTTCTACAGGCCGAAAGTTCGCACACGAAGACAGAAACCGCTCTTTCTTCAGATCAAGAAAGCTGGCGGCGGCGCAATCATTCAGCGCGGCTTCATTACGAGCGGCGGAGCGCTTTTTCAGCGTCGCAGCACAGCGCCGCGACTGCCGATCAGAAAGCTGATCACAATCGGCGCGTCGATCATGGCGAGTCAGCCCAAGGTTGGGCCTGCCGCCAACAAAGCAATCGGGGACACGTTCGCGAAGCGCATCGATCACGAGATCAAGCGTGTTCTCGCGAGCGCAGGAGATCACGCAAAAAAATGACACTTCTCACCATATTCTACTGGGTTTTGTTGTTGCTCATCGCGATTGGCGCACTCGCACCAGTCAGTTGGGAATACTGGCCGCGAGCGAACTCCGTCATCATCCTCATCCTTTTCATCATCATCGGACTGAAACTATTGAAACCGACTTGGTAAACATGACGACATACTACTGGCAAGTTATCGCCTCAGGTCTGGCAGCACTCGCGTTTGCTGCCGGAGCAATCAACGTTCCCGGCGAGTTCGGTATGCCACCGTTGAATTGGACTTCTGCCGGTTGGTTCTTTTTGACGCTTTGGTTGATCGTTACGAACACCAAACACAAAGGCGACATCTAGCCATGATTCCCGAACCCGTCACACCATCAGCAAGCGACTTTGGGCACCGCGCGCTTTGCGTGAGCGATCTCGAAGAGACGCTGGTTCGTTTCATCAGAAACTTGTTCATCGACACATACCGGCTCGACAATCCGACGCTGAATCTCGCGCAACAGCCCGGTGCGTTTCCGAAGAGTTACAATCCTGACGATGTGCCGGTGTCATTCGATCCTACGGCGCGCGCGCAGACGTTAGCGTTGAAAGTCGCGCCACGCATCGAGCGCGGCAGGATACCGCGCACTGTCACAGGCGAGATCGCGCTCGACAAATTGCCTGATTGTCCGGCGATCATCGTGCAAATGGTCAGCGCGAACATCGAGAACACGGAAACGTTCGCGACGGTCAAGCTGCTGCTCACGGCTTACGACGAGAACCCTGACAGCCGAGGCTATCAGGATGTTCAGAACATGAGCGAACTGCTCTGGATTGCGCTGACAAGTTTCGGGCAGCAAGCCATCGATCGAGCTTATCCGATTGTGATGCCGATTGAATGGAAACTGATCGAGCCGGACACGTTTCCTCATTTTGTGGCAGAGATGACTACCAAGTGGGAGCTACCCAGTGGGCGTCCCTTGCCACAAGCCGACTATATTGACATCTTCCCAATCGTGCCGAGCGAATCGATCAACATGTCGATGGAAAACATCGAACCGCCGCTGCCGCCGAAAGTGTTTCAAGACCCTCAAGCTAACGGACCCTAGAACTGTTGAACATGGACGCGCCGAAGAAAACACCCGCTCGCATGATTATTGGACAAGTGATCTACATGGGACCGCAAGTGCCGCATCTCGGATTGAGCTACAGCAATATTTTCAGAGACGGCATTCATCCGCATCTTTACAACGCCATCGCGCAATGTCCTGCGCTCGGTGCGCTGTTCATACCGATCGCTGAGTGCGCTCGCGTAAGATTGGAACTCAATTTCGATTACGCGCACAATATGAAAGGCACTAAAGGCAGCCATGTCGCTTTCTACAAGGAAGTCCAAAGATGGATCGCAGAACTAACTAAAACGAAACCAAAGCCTTCGGGCATAACAATGAAACAAACTCACCATGCCTAATCTCGGACCTTTTCCACACGGAGTATCGTGGGCTGACGTTCCCACAAGCGTAATCGCACCTGTTCAAGCCAGCGTAGGTATCAACGTTGTCTTCGGCGCAGCGCCAATCTGGATGCACCCAGACGGATTAGATTTCCTCAACAAGCCCCGCGTT